CGGTGACGGTAAATTGGTAGATTCACCATCTTCAATCGGTGAAAAGTGTCCAATTGCAGACGTATTCTGGAAGTTGCGTAAAAGCGACTCAGCTGTAGACCGTAAGGCTTCAGAAAAACTTAAGAGACGTCAGCAGTACTATTCTCTAATCAAAATCATTAAAGATCCACAAAATCCAGAATTGGAAGGTAAGTATATGGTCTTTAAGTTTGGTTACAAGATCAAAGAGAAGATCGACGCTGAGTTGAAGCCAGACTTCGGTGAGCCAACACAAGTATTTGACCTTTTCGAAGGTAAGAACTTTGAGTTGATCATCACTCGTCAAGGTGAATACAACAACTATGACAAATCTAAATTCTCAGCTAGCAAATCAGCTATCTTAATCGGTGAAACTCCAGCAGAGCGTAGCAAAGAATCAATGGCTACAATCAAAGAAGAACTTGATGCTGCACCTTCATTGGCAAGTTACGATTACAAAGCTTGGGACGAGGATACTCGTGCATTCGTAAACGATGTACTTCGTATGTACCTCAATCCAGGTGATTCAATCGCTGCAGTAACAAGTGCACCAAAAGCTGCACCTAAAAAAGAAGCAGTAGCTGCGACAACTGTAGTTGAGAAAGAGGCCTCTTCAACAGAATCTTCAACTTCATCAAGCGTTTCAAGTGACGATGATCTAGATTCTTTCTTGAATGACCTCGACATCTAATATAAAACTAACAGAGGAGCTTAAGGATAAAATTCGAGTTGCACTTAAACAAGTAGTACAACAAGAACATACAAATCCAAATAAGCAATCACTAAAGGACATGCATGGGCGAATAACCCTTGCATGTCCCTATTGTGGTGATTCCCATAAAGATGACACTAAAAAACGTGGCAATATCTTTTGGGATACCCTACAGTATCACTGTTACAACTGTAGTTACCACACAAATCTCCACTCTTTTTTAAAGGATCATCAAATTAGGTTCTCGACCGGCGAGGATACCTTTACAATTATTGATTACATTCAACAAAACAAAATTGAAGTTAGTAGCGAAAGCGTTCTACAGCCAACTGTTTTTGAGAAGGTACAAAAATATGCGATTGATATTGAAACTTTTAAAGCTAAGTTTAAAGCCAAGCCTATAGAACCTGGAGATTGGATTTGGTTTCAACTTAAAGATCGCCTTTTACACCATAAAGTAGATGAGTTTTTATATTCAGCCAAAGAGCATCGCTTATGGATTCTTAACTTTGGTGCAGAAGGTAAAATTATTGGAGCACAAACACGTAGAATGAAAGGATATGGTCAGCGATACTTATCATATGATTTACCTAAACTCTACGAAGAAATGGGTCAACCTCTTGAAATATCAGAAGATGAGCTTAATAGTATTACAAAGATCTCAACTCTTTTTGGTATTATGCATATCAACTTTCAAAGGCCAGTGACACTATTTGAAGGACCATTAGATGCTAAATTTATGCATAACTCATTGGCACTTTCAACAGCTGGTCGCTCAACTGAGGAGTTTGACGAAATCGAGACAGTTAGATATATGTTTGATAATGATAAAACTGGTAAGGCTAAAATGACTGAGAAACTCAAACGTGGCCGACCCGTCTTTATGTGGTCTAAGTTCTTACAAGAAAATGGGTTAGATAAATATAATATCAAAGATCTAAATGACTTGATGATTAAGTGTTATGAATTAAAATCAGATGCTTATAAGAAGATTAATGATTATTTCACTTCAAGTAAATTAGATCTATGGTACGTATAGAAGATTTAACAGTTATGGTTGAAAAGGACTTAGATGATTTTTACAATGACAGAGATAGATTTAAGGGTCTAAAAATGTTGGTTGACTTTGATAGCATTGATCTCGAGGCTAATACTCCTGAAATGAAAATGGGTAAGCCTAAGTTTAAGAAGCGTGAGATTATTTCAAAGCATATCAAACCAAACCCTAATAAGAAGTCACTGTTTTAAAAGATATAAATGAGTAACGAGAAAATACTTGAGCTTGATCAAAAGCTCACTACACAAAGGACCACTTGGTCTAACAACATAAAGGAACTGGCTCAAAGTCTTAAACATATTAACGGTATGGAAGAGACTATAGCCGGGATTTTGTCTTCACGTCAAACAATGGTTGATCAAATGGCATATCTTAATACAAAAATTAAGGAGCAAAAAAATGCGATCAATGCAAGGTGGCGAGAAGCCTATATTAGGTATTATGAATACGACTATAAACTAGGTGAAAAACAAAAAGAAAGGTTTATAGAAAACGATCTTGTTCAAGAAAATACCAGACTAGCTCTCTTAGAAAATCAAGTTGAATTTATGAGAGAATCGGTAAAGACTCTAGATAACATGGGCTTTGCCGTCAGAAACAGATTGGCAATAAAAGATCTGTAAGCTGAAAATAAAAAAGCCCGCAAAAATGTGGAGCTTAGTTTGACAGAAAATAAACAGTTGCTACGAATTGACGATGCAACTGAGATGGAGCTTGAGCAGCTTAACATTTCTCTGAACAGGCGGATTGAATCTTGGCGATTTAACCCACTTGTAAAGAAGGGTTTATGGGACGGTTACATCTCCTACATTAAGGATGACAAATGGATTCCTTCTGGTCTTTGGCGAGAAGTGATGAACATTTGCAAAGAATATAATTATGAACTCAAGTTAAATGGTATTACTGAGCTATTTGACACTGGGATCAATCAAGAAAAGTTTACTCAGTGGGCATTGGACTTCTTTGAAAAGTCTGAGATTACACCAAGAGATTATCAAATTGACGCTGCTTTTAACATCTTAAAATTTAAGAGGTGTTTGAGCGAATTGGCGACTTCAGCAGGTAAAACGTTAATTTCCTTCCTTACAGTCGCATATATATTAGAACAGAAGAAAGCTGAACGCATTCTGTTTATCGTACCTAATGTATCACTTGTAGTACAAGCCAGTGAGGATTTCTTAGACTATAATTACAGAAATCAAGTCGACATTAAGGTACAACAAATTTATAGTGGCCAAAAGATCAGAGCAGGTCGCAACGTAGTAATTGGTACTTATCAATCTCTGGTCAAAAAAGACAAAGCCTATTTTGAACAGTTTGACGCTGTTATTATTGACGAAACACATAAAGCTAAATCACAATCGATCAAGACCATCCTTCAGAAATGCGTCAATGCCGATTATCGTTATGGTTTATCAGGTACAATCCCAAAACCCGGCACACTAGATCGATTAACTCTAATGGCCTACACTGGCCCCGTGATTACTGAGGTTTCAGCTAATTTCTTACAAAATGAAGGACACATTGCTAAATGTAAAGTAAAAGTAATTAAGATGGATTATGCTCCACAAAGTACTAAAGATGCATTTAGAGAAATGTCACAAAACAGATATGAAAGCAAAGACGTATTTAAGTTCGAACAAAACTATATCATCAATTCGCCAGGCCGTCTCAACTTCGTTACTAATGTTATTTCCAGAGTACGAGGCAATAGTCTTGTTCTTTTCCACAGGATTGAGCACGGTAAAAAGTTATACGAAACGCTTAGACAAGAAAGTAATAAGCGTGTATTTTATGTTGATGGTGGAACTGACAAAGACATTCGCGAAGAATACAAAAAAAAGATGGAAGCCGGCGAAGAAGTCGTAATCGTGGCTAGTTATGGTACCTTCTCAACGGGTATTTCGATTAAGAAGATTCACAACATTTTCTTTACTGAATCATTCAAATCAGAGGTGATTATTCGTCAATCAATTGGTCGTGGATTGAGACAACATGCATCAAAAGATGCGGTAAACATTATTGATTTTGTAGACGATTTAAGCTCATCAGATTGGGATAACTACCTAATTAGACATGCTAAAGCTCGCCAAGCCATCTATAGAGAGCAAAAGTTCTCGTTTGATGTAAAAAATGTCAGTTTTGAAGGAGATATATAATAATAAGATAATCAAATTAAAACAAATATAGATTACAGATGGAAAAATTAAAGTCATTCGAGCAATTCGTTGTAGCTAAAACAGAAGCTAACAAAATCGAAGTGCAAGAACAGAACAACAACAAGAGACAAAACGAGGCTGAAACGTTTAAAACACTTTTAGCAGAATTTGACGTAACATCGGTTAAAGAGTTGACTGAAGAACAGAGATCAGAATTCTTCGAAAGACTTAGAGGTGTTGAAATGAATGAGTCTTTTATGCAACTTAACGAGGGTACAAGAGGCCAATTCGGTAAGATTGACAAAAAAGGAAATATTGTTTCAGTTTACACTCACTACGATTCATATCCAGAGAACATGTTACCCTTGATCAAAAAAGGTTACATGAAAGGCCAAAACGTTGACGCTGTCCTACAAGGTGGTAATTCATCAGGTTTGGAAGCGGATCCAGATTCAATGAACTTCTATGGTGAAGATGATCAACTTAATGGTAACGTTAAATCATTTGACAGATACGTTAGAACTGCAGCAAACGATTGGGGCGCAGAATATGTTTACCTTTGGGACGAAAGATCTAAAGAGTGGATGATGGCAGACCTTTATGGTGGTGGTCAATTAAGACCAGCTTTCGAATCTGTAGTTAATGAAGCTATTAAAGTTACAGGTAAAAGAGATGCTAAAAAGGTAGTTACTCAATACAATAAAATTTTAATGGGCGAACTAAGTGGTATTGGTGCATCAGGTGATGAAAAAACCATTTTAGGTGCAGTTAAGAAGCTATTCGTAGATGCAATGGAAGATGCTAATTTCCACAGAGAAAAAGATGCATGTGCAACTGCAATCAAAGGTAACATTGCTTCAATTCCAGTAATCGTTGATGGTTTAGGTGGAATGGCAGTTAATATTGGTGCTACTAGAATTAAAGCGGCTTTAGAAGATTATTACTCTAGACTTTCAAATGCAGCTGGTTGGTCAGGTCTTGCAATTGTTGAAGGTACTGCGCTTTTCTTAGAACAGCTTGGATTTGCTCAAATGGGTCAAGATCTAATGGATAAATTCAATGCACAGTTTGAAGGTAATGCCGTAACGGTTAACGTTGAAGAAAAGCTATATGAATACTTTGTTAAATTGGATGAAGCTGAAGTAAAATCAGATGAAGACTTTAAAGAGTATGCATTCTCAGTTTTACAAAAAGCTTTCGGCGAAGATTTTGACGAAGCTAAAGCTCAAGAAGTTGTAGACGGACTAATCTCTAAACACGAAGGAGATTATGGCGCAATGGTAGGAGCATTACAATCTTCATTAGGTTAATATAAACATAGAGATTGGCTCAGTTTTTCTGGGCCAATCTTATTCATACCATTATGGCTAAAATACTTACATATACAGAATTCTTAACAGAGAAATTCAATTCGCATTCTGGCACTGAATTGATCATGGAAGGTGGGGCTGCAGGTCACATGTCACACCCATTCGATGATAAATCACTAACATTTGGAGACTTTAAAAACTTAATTGAAGCTGGTCTTAGTGGAGAACTAAACTTTGAAGAGGATGCTACTGAAAAAACAGATGGCCAAAATGTATTTGCAACTATTCAAGATGGTGAAGTTAAGTTTGCTCGTAATAAAGGTGAACTTATAAATCCAATGGATCTTCCAACATTTAAACAAAAATTCGACGGCCATGCATCTGCAATGGTTGAAGAAACTTTTAAGTTTGCCGCAGAAGATTTAGCCAATGCACTAATTAAATTACCAGCTAAAGTTCAACAAGAAACGTTTGAAAACGGCCTTAATTGGATGAATATGGAATTGATCTATTCTAAAAATCCAAACGTAATCTATTACGATAGAGATGTTATTCAATTTCATGGTATAAAAAAGACGGATGGTAATGGTAATATAATTGCAGAAGACAGTAAACCTGCCGCAATAATAGCAAAAGCATTAGAGTCTGTTAAAGCAAACGTTGGTAAAACCTTTACAATAATTCCCCCACAAATTATTAAACTTGGCAAAGATATTGATTTTGAAAAGAACAAAGCCAAATTCTTAAAACAAGTTGAAGCACTTAGAACAAGATATAATTTAACAGACGCTGACGAAGTTAGTCGCTATCACGAAATGTGGTGGAGAGAAGAAATCGAAAAAGCTTTCGGTGATTTAACTCAAGATCACAAAGAGGGTTTATTACTTAGATGGGCATATGAAGACAAGAAGACTCTAAACATGAGAGCACTTGCGAAAGAGGTAACTCCAGAACAAATGGAAGCCATTAGAAAGTTTGATAAAGAGGACTCTAAGAAAAAGTATAAAGAAAACATTAGACCATTTGAAGATCTATTCTTAGAACTAGGTTCTGTAATTTTAAAGAATGCAAGTAACTTTGTTGCTGCCAACCCAGACGCTGAGATGCAAAGACTGCATAATCAAATTAGAACTGAGGCTGATAAAATTAAAAAAGGCGGTTCTGTTGATCAAATCACTAAAGTTGAAGCTGAATTAGCCAGACTCGAAAGAATTGGTGGCATTGAATCTATTGTGCCAACCGAAGGTATCGTTTTTGTTTACAAAGGTAAAACATTTAAACTAACGGGTACATTCGCTGCAATTAATCAGCTCATGGGTATCATTAAGTACGGACGATAAATACTATAATATGGCATTACAAAACCTAAAAACATATTTCGAATCTACTAATATTAATGACTTTCAAGAGTTATTAAAACAAACTTGTGTTGTAACTGAAAAAGTACAGGCATCAAGCTTCCATGTTAAAAGAGAAGCTGATGGCACGGTTGAGTTTTTCAAGAGTGGTTCAAAGGTTGCTATGAATAAGGTAGATCGTACCTTAGTAAAATACTACGAAAACGGAATTAAACACTTTAACACACTCTTAAAAGAAGTTGTTGAAGAAATGCCTTCTGATTGGAAATTCGGATTTGACTATATGGTTGATAAAAAAACCATTGATATTGAGTATGATTTATTACCAAAGAATAATCTAATTCTTACACATATTCAAGTTTTAAATCCAGCTAATCCTACTCAAATTAAAAGAGTAATTAGAGATCCACAAATCTTAAAAAAGTGGGCCAACAAGTTAGACGTACAAGAGACACCTATTGTATTTGAAGGCCAATTACAATCACATCAAAAACAAGAATTGATTGACTTGTTGCAATTAAGTATCGAAGCGTTTGGTACTAAGTTTAAAAACGAAAGTTTTACTAGAAAGATTTACAATATCTTTAATAATGGTCTATCAAAAACTGCACTTAACACAGATCTTGATAAACCTATTGATAGTTTAATCCTTAATTTCTACGAAGGTCGCAATCCAAAAAGTTTTAAATTAGAAAGATTTGATAGAGCAAAACAAGAAGATAGACAACCATCTGACATGTATCAAATTTCTATTTTAGATCTAGTTGAATTTTTAGATGGTTTTGATCTAAATAGTATTCAACTTAAAGAAGAAGATGCTGATCTAAGATATATTGAATTAATCTCAGCGGTCTTTAATGCATACGTAGAAAAGAATGCTTCAAAATATATTGGCGCTGATTTTGATTCAGCTGAATTTGCAGCTGCTCCAGGATTTGAACTTAACACTGCATATATTAGAAGTGAAAAAACACTTTCATTGGTTCAAAATAAAGTCTTAGCTGAACTATTTAAAATAGCACTAGGATCATTTAGAAAAAAGAGAACCAAAGAAACAGATATAATTAACGCTGACTTAATGGCACAGATCAACGATAACGTCGAAGAGATCGAAGCTATTGTAATGAGCAAAACAAACGAACAAGACGTTATGGATTTTAAAAGATACCTACTAAATCAAAAACTTAAGGGCGAAGTTAGTCCAATTATGGAAGCCTTAACTGTGAATTACCCAGAACAAGGCGAAACTCCAGTAAATATGTTTGTTGGACGTTTCCAACCGTTTACATTGGGCCACGCTAAAGTTATTGAAACTATTCACAAACAAAATGGCTATCCAGTGGTAATCCTCTTAATTAAGTCAAAGTCTAAAAAACCAGAAGATGCATTTAAGAGACCTTATGATGAAGATACACAAATGGCAATGCTCGATAGATTAAAGTCAAAGTATCCAATTGAGAAGGTTTACATATTACCGACAGCCGGTATCGATCATATGTTTAATGCAATGAGAAGCGATGGTTACGAGCCAGTACTTTGGGGTACAGGAACAGATAGAATGAAGAGTTATGGCTTTCAAGTAGATAATCCAGAATATAGAGAAGATCTTGGAGTTAGAACAGATTTTGGACTATTTGAAATACCAAGAACTGGTAAAAACATTTCAGCAACACAAGTTAGAAACGCAATGTTAGACGGTGACGAAAAACTGTTTAAGAAACTAACACCAAAGCCAATTCACGGCATGTACACTGAGCTAAAAGAAAAATTAGAGGCATCGATGGGTGTTACTGCAGAGAGTCATTTAATGACGTTTGAACAGTTTATCACTAAACTCTAATATATAGTATAAGAATATAAAAACACAAATATAAAAAATGAAAAAATTCCAAGAATTTATCAACGTCAATGCTAAGCCAGTTAACGAGGCTACGGTTGAAATGGACGCAATGAATCCAGAAGATAAAGACTTTTTAAAGTTTTTAAAAAAGAATAAGGTTGAGATTATTGATACCATGATGGACGGCCCAGCAGGAGGTCACCCTGTTATTACGATGCAAGGAAAGAGAAAAGATCTTGAAAGAGTTTTAGCTGATAGCGTATATGGATGGGACGATCCGGGTTTAGCTGAATACATCGAAGAGTCAGCTAATGTTAACGAATCAAGAATTGTGATCAAAAGAAAATACACTGAAAACCACCCAGCAATGACAGCTGGAATGCACGCTTCTATTAGAAACAAAGTGCTAGAAGCTATTGCTGATGGTAAATTGACTAAAGAAGAGTTTGATAACTTGGTAAGAGAGATGTCAAAAGATTCTGGCAGATGGGCTAGAAGAAACGCAAGATACTTTAACGTATCTGAAGATGGTGTTTCACTTTCTAAATATGGTAGAAAAATCTTTAACACTATTAGTGTAACTGAAACTGAAACTTTAGAAGAAGGTCGTAAATTTGTGGCGGCTGCAACTAAAGCTAAACAAGAAGGTAAGACTGAATTTGAATTTGACGGTAAAACTTACCCAGTAACAGTTAAGGACGCTCCGAAAATTGAAGAGGGAGAAGAAGTAAAAGAGACTTTCTTACATGAATCGTTCTCAACATTCATTGAATCTATTTCATTAAACGAAGCGTTTAAGTCTAGTCTATTCGCTAGTTTATTTACAAAACGCGGTGGAAAAATAGATAAAAATTTAGCTAAAGCATTTTATGGTACAGCTAAAGTAAAAATGGATCTAATTGAAGATGAAGATCTTTTGACAATGGATCCTCAAACAGCTTACAAAAACAAGCAAGCTGACACTATTATTTTCTATATTTCAGATACTCCTAAAGAGAATCCATATGCACCGAGAGATTCATGGACCGATCATAAGTCAATCCCAGGTGAAGGCTACTTATTAGCAGTTGCTTCTGGTGATAATACATTCTATACTTCTGTATGGGGTGGAGGCCATTTCAGTCGCGGTAACAGAGAACTGGCACTGAAAAAAGTAGACAATGGTTCAACTGACTCTATTGGTATTTCTAAGAAGTACAAAGGTTGGGACGGAACAGGTCTTTATAACGTAAAAAGAATTGCTGAAGTTGCAGATAGAGCCATTGTTCTTAATATGGCGCTTCTAAGACAAAAGTATTCTTCTGAAGAACAAAGAGCTGAAAGAGCTTCTGCTAAAAAAGGAGCAGTTGCATTTAAGTCTGATAAAGATTTTAAGAAAGATAACATGGCAAGATACCAAGAGATCTTAGCTAATAAAGCAGCTTCTTTACCACTAGATAAAATGGTTGCAGATGCAATTGAAGCTTTAACTACTCAAATTAAAGACGGTTTAGCTAAAGGTGAAAAAGGTCGTTACGGTGATCTTATCATTGGTCGCAAAGCTAATGGTTCTGAAGCTAAAATGAGAGACGCTTCAAATCATATGTCAAATATCTTAGATGATTATAGCAGATATGTTGATTACATCAAACAAGCCGAAGAGTCTGAAAAGAGATACGGTGACAGAGAGTCTTACTACGAAAGAGAATCTAAGAACTATGCTAAGAATATTAAAGACAAGATCAATCAGATTGAATCATTTGACTATGTCTGGTAAACTTAAAAAAGTATTCTTTGAGTATTGGATTAAACCATGGCACTCATTGTAATCAAAACATTATATTATGATCCACGTAAAATTATTCGAACAATTCCTAAATGAGGATATTAAAATTAGAAAGAGTATTTCAGAAGAAAAGGCTAATGAATTGCTTGATTTTCTAAAACAGGCTATCGGTAAAAAATTAAACTGGAAAGAGTTTTCAAAATGGCACGGTGGGGCTGCTCAATTAGGTAAAAAATCACCAGCACAAAAAAAGTTCTTAGAAGACAATTTTGAATGCGAGATTACAGATGTTACAATGCGCTACGATGCTGATCGTAAATATGCACAGATTGCAATAGTATCTCTACAAAATGCAAAATGGCATACTAGCCGCAATATGGATCTTGAACTTAAATTATATAAAGAAGATCCTAATTGGACACCAAAGGAAGGCGATACTAAAGACAGGTCATTAGATTCAGGTCTTTTTAGATACCATTGGGAAAAGCAATTCGACAGATTTTCAGATATAACTAGAATAGGTCGATTCGGTGTTTAAATAAAATAACATAAAGATATGAAAATAATTCCAACATTCGAACAATTTATAAACGAGAAGTCATATAGAATGACTGGCATGTATGCTGCAAAAGGCCTAGTAGGTAAAGTAATGCAAGCGTTTAGACAAGAAATTAAAACAGTAAAATACGAAGGTATTAATGTAGTAACTCAAGAAGAAGTTAATAAAGAATGGGCTAAGTTTGAAGATACAGCTAAGAAGATCATTTTAGATCAAGTAGAAAAAGGAGCAGGCGGTATGGATGGTATCTTATTTGTTACTGCCAATCTTTTTAATGGATTCGCTATAGATGAGGTTAATGGTTTAAACAGTGAAGGCTCTGACACTTTATATCTTTCATACGAGTTAGTAATTAACGTAGGCTTTATGGATGATGTTAATGGCTCAAAATTTAAAAGAAAAATCGATAAAACTGGAATGATGAATATTCCGTTAGCAACTAAGAGAGATCTTATTTACGGTGAATATGATGAATCAGTTGGTAATAACAATCTTGAAATTAGAGATACTGAATTAATTCAAATAGACGGAAAATAATATGCCTTCTGTAAGCAAGTCACAACAACGATTAATGGGACAAGCTTACGCTTATAAAAAGGGTGAGTTAAAGTCTAGTGAAGTTAGTGCTGAAATAAAAGAATTAGCAGATAATATGACACTTAAGCAATTAAAAGACTTTGCAAGCACAAAGCATGATGGTTTACCAGAGACAGTAGACGAGTTTGTCACAGAAAAAAGTTCAGATCTATGGAGTCCATATCAGAAAGCTGACATCTTAGCAGGTGATATGTTCGGAGCAATGGGTCTATATAGATTATCAGATGATGAATTAAATCAGATTATAGATTTAAAGAAAGCTGATAAATTGGCTAAGAAACAGTTTGGTGAATTTGGATTTAAAACTTTAGCTGCAAAGGAAATGGAAGAGCTTTTAGACGCTAATCCTAAATTACTTAGAGAAGCTTTTATTGGGCCCTTTGTATTTAATGACAGCATGTCAGATGAAGAATTACTAGGAATGTATAACGGAGCACTAGATGGTTATGCTAATCATGCTAAAGGAATGCGCTATGCTAAATCCGATTATAAGAAAGCTTATCAAGAAATTGAAAAGATCTTAAAGAAGAGAGGTGCTGCAGTAGACGAAAACTTGGCTCCAGGTAGCTTAAACGGTATGGGTCCAGTGACTTTACCAGCCGGTGAAACGCTTGGATCAGGAGATGTACCAGCAGGAAGCGGTGATGCTGAAGAAGAATACAAAAAGAAAAAAAGAAAACCAGGTGTTGAACTTATGACGTTCGAAAAATTCACAAAGACGAACATGAAACACATAAATACATTTGAAGCATTTACTTTTGATTATCAAGACACAGATATTAGAAATCCTTTTACCGATGAGACTGCAAGAATGGATGTAGATCCAGACGGCTATTACGGAAAAGACTACGCAAAGTCAGATATTAAAAAGATTGTTGACGCAACTGAAAACTTTATTGCTAAGTATACTGAATGGAAAGATTATGCACCATTAGATGCAGATGAAGACTTACATGCAGACTATGGTGACTATGTTAAGCCATCGCTTGATGAATTAGTAAGAATAGTCAAAAAGCACGGATAAACTTTAAACAGTTTGTAACTTTTTTTGAAAATAATTAGCCCGGGATTTTTTTATCTCGGGCTTTTTTTGTATATTAGCAGAGTAGTTAAAGATAAAACAAATGAGTTACAAAAATTTTAATCGTCACGAGTGTTACACTCCAGAAATGTTGTCTATGACCAGCGAAGTTGTTCGTGAACTTCAAGATCTGGCTATCAAAGACCAAACCAAGTCAATGTTTGACATGGCAATCAATCAAGTATGCGGTCTTTATGATGGCTATCTTTATGACAACTTAGTTTCAGATGCCGAAGAATTCGGCGCAAGCGAATCCACATTGAATAAGCTTAAGGGGCTTAAAAAAGCCATTGAGATGTATATTCAATTGTATGGTGAATCAATGACCTTAGTATAAACCTTTAAATAATAATCAATGAATATTTTTGAAAAAAAAGAGATTGTAAAGTCTTATGTACAGAAATACTTTCTCGAGAACGCTGAGTATTTTATCAGCAACAAAGATGTGGTTAATTGGGAAATGGATCACATTGTAGAAACAGGAACACAGATCATGTGTAACAAATGGAACATTGGTAATATGGGCGGTGGCTTTGTTGACGCTGTAGTTGGCAATGATTTAAGTCGAGCTGTCTCAAATGCTGATGTGACTAATCAATACGCACTCCGATTCTACTGTGCTATGATGTACAACATGGGCATGCCATCTGAATTGGTATAAGCCAAAAAACTTAAAGTTCAGTAGGGCTCACTTGGTGTAGCCTTACTGAGCCTTATATATAATTAAACAAAATCAAGTTTGTGTGTATAACTACTAAACGTTTTTATATGTCTAAAAAGAAATCCAACATCCTAGAGCAAGCTAACGACATCGTTAACAATCGCTCAGAAGAAAAGTCTCGTCAATATGGTCCTTTCGAAGAAGGCATGCGTCGAGCAGCAATGATTTTTAATGGTATGACTGGCAAAGATCTTAATGGATCTGATATGTACGCTGCACTTGTTGCACTTAAACTAAGTCGCCACTCATATAACTATAAGCAAGACAATCTACTCGATGCCGTTGCTTATTTAGGTGCTCTCGATAATTACGTAGAGCTACATGGTTACAAAGATTCAGAAGATCCTTTAAGTTAAACGTATGCAAGAATTAACATTTTTTACAGAACAGGAAACCGACAAGTCGATTAAAGTCGGTATTTGTGCCTTAGTTGGCAAAATCAGCCCAAAGATCTCTTCACACAAGGGTGCTTGGGCTCATATGCTGTGGAACCAATTAAAGAACGCAGGTTACACTAACGCGGAAGTTATTACTTCAAATGACACCGATTGGAATGACTATGATGCTATTCTAATCGATCATGGTATGGAATTCAAAGGCACCTTTAATATTTTTGGAGGTTCTAACGATGACCTTTATTATCAGCTAATGCGACTATTCTCAAACACTCGCATGTATTCACTGCATCATGATATGCCAGATATTGGTGATCTAATTAAGACTCGACTTAAAGCTGGTACAGATCTATTCAAAACACTCGAAGATCGCATCGAAGAGGCTACCGCAGTTTGTCAGCAAATTCCCCGTACAGATCATATTGAAAAGACTGATAAGCTCTGTTTTGGTGATAGTCACTCGTTTGGTATGTATCAAGCTGGTTATATGTGTCAGCGTCATGATGGTTTGACCATGCACGGTACACTAAAACGTGGCATTGAGACTTATGTATATCCATGGATTAAAAGCTTAACCATTTACTTGGGTAATATCGATGTACGCCATCACCTGATGAGACAGGATGACCCAGAGGGTGCAGTTGATACTCTAATGGAAAAATACGAAGCTCAACTTAAAGCATTACAATCTGATCATGGTGTTGAAACTATTGAGATTGTACAGGTTTTACCGATTGAAAACGAGTCAAGAGTCTTGCCAAAAACAGGTTATTATAAAGGTACACCGTTTATGGGTTCATGGGCTGAAAGAACGGCTCTTGTTAAAAGAATCAATACTGCTATTGTTGAAATGGCAAATAGAAATGGTTGGCAAGTCTACAAGCACCCTGAAATTTACTTTAATGACAAGGGTGAATTGACATTTGATGTGATGGAAAAACCCAAGTCAGTTCATATTTCACGTGAGTTTTATCGCTGGGACATGGAAGCTAATCAACCAAATAAAAGTTTAATTAAACAAACAATGTCTTTATTTTAATATGAACTACAAAATAGAACTTACGTATTCAGCAACTGGTGTGGTTGAAACGATTGAAATTAACACTGATCGATTGGAATGGACAATGGATCAATATCAAAGAAACAGACCTGCTTTTAGCTGGAAAGTCATAGACTAATATGAAAATTAAAACAACAAAATATTACGACGAGTTCTTGCGATACTTTGACTTAGCGTTAAAGCAGCAGGAACTTAGTAATTTAGGGCTAGTGCCTCATGTAGAGAGTGGTATGAATGATCCATTAATGGAGCACATTGAGCTCTATGATGTTGTTGAAAGAAAGTTTGCAGGATTTAGTCAAATCATTAACGACTGTTTTTATGGTTGGACACCAGATCATCCATATTGGCAACACATGCAAGCTGGTAAGATTTATCCACAACGAGAAGAGGTGGCTAAAAACTGGACTGGTAAAAGAGATAAATTTGGTCTAGAAGAGTGGCTCTATGTTTTTATTTTACATAGAGTTTGTGGATCTGCAATTAATTATGCAACCAAGCCTTCGGGTTACCACAATACTATTCTATTCAATTTACACGAGTGTGAAACGATTGAAGAAATGTGTGAAGTGATCAAATATCACCCAACACCATTTTACACTTCAGTTGGCTACCAATTTCCTGCCTTTCCAAAACCACCAGCACCAAAAGTTAATGAAGATGTATTCGTTGGTATGGCAGACTTCACAGAGCCAGAATACGTTTACAAACGAGGCGGAGACTATTTCTTATGTGAATTTGCACCAAGATTGGCTCGAGATATGGCCAACTTCTTACGTCAAAGTGATAAAAAAGACTTACGTGAACTTGGTGAATGGATGTTTCAGTGGAATGCTGATAATGGCTTAAGAGCTTATAGATTCCAATATGCCGCAGTTATTGCTGATGTATGTGATTGGTTCCCTGAATTTATGAACCGTGAATCTATGTTCTACTATGGCACGAACGCAGTAGAATGTATTGGTTATCTTGCAGATCCAATTGAAGGTGGTGGTAAAAAGTCAGAGGCTTTCTTAGATGCAGTAATGACTAAGATTTATGAGGACACAGGTTCATTACCATATAATGCAGAAGATGTTGCATGTGACTTTATTAGATGGATCGAAAACTACTTAAGACCAGGTGCAGACTATGCTCATATCGATATGGACACTTTGTGGAATTCATCTTCGATCACAGATCACCCATTTGGCCGTCAAAAAGCAATGCTAGATCTTGGGCTAGTCAAAACATTTAATGGTATGACTAATCACCCGTCTGACGATAAGATTATTGCTGAAGCAGGTTTGACAGTTGATGAGTACCAAAAAAGAGTTAAAGAATTATACGCATGAAAGAATACGAAATCCAAGACGAAGAGTTAATCTTACCAGATAGATGTGAAACTCCAGTCTATAAAAAGATGGAACCAGTATCACTCTTTGATGAAGAAGGTGAAGATCAATTTCCAACTAACAACATTAAGTATCCATACACGGTTGAGGTGCCACTTAAGAATGGCAAACCTAAAGAGTCGTGGATGAAAGAGTGGACTGAAGAAGAGCGTATTGAAAAATTCTTTGAGTTTTGTCAAGGGTTTGATCTTCGTGAAGATGAGTTGTTGAGAACAGATTATCAAATCTTCTCGCACCGTTTACATTGGCACGAGCATTCTTATTGTGATTTTATGAAGAAGATCACTGATAACAAAGAGAGATTATGGTACACTCTTGTCTTCTCATTTACAAACGAGCATTGGAAAACTTTGACTACGTTGGTTAATGAAGGCGAAGCTGCACTTGAAGAGAGATTTAAAGCTCATCGCCATGCGCGCAATGATTTATTTCAAATCTATTATCCTAAAGGCACTAGTGTAAAAGATTGGTTACTATGGGGACCAAAGAAGGCGGCTGAAGACATGTATCACGTACTTGAAAACTTAGAGCGCCCATATACAATGATGGAGTTTGCTAAGATTATGGAAAAGTACTTTAAGGAGAAGCAAGGCTTTAGAAGTCCATTGTATCCATGTAAGAACACTGCTCGTTATTTGGCAATGACATGGCCAGATCTAGTAGATCCAGAGTCAGTGCTCTTCGGTGGCACAGGCCATTTCGATGGGCTGCATCAAATCTTTGGAGGACAGTACCTTAACGGTAAAGTTAAGTATTCGATAGGTGAAGACGGTGAGTTTATATGTGACAACAAACATGCTGAAGAATGGATCAGACAAATGACAGTGCTTGCTGAGCATCCATCTAATCCAATCAAAGAGCAAATGTGGCTGAACTTAGAAGATAAGACATGCTTCTTTTACAAGCACATTGCAATTAGCCATGGTATTAAGTCACCGACTAAGAGGATTCCATATGGTTGGATTTTTGATCCAGAATTTGATTTGGCCAAACATCCAAACGAATCGGTACATGTGAATGCAAAAACAACACAACATCTGTGGGGCAAAGACTATCCACATGAAATTATAAAATAATATGGCACATAATAAACACACTACCAGTTTAGCAAATCAAGATCTAAACCTAATGATGCCAAATCGTCAAGCTTGGTTAGACTTAGCTGGAGATTGGCAAGATCCATTCGGAGATCCTGAAATTATAGAACATGATGGGTTTAAAGTTGTAAGAGAAGATCTCATGGGTTTTGGTTCTAAATGTCGCTTTGGTGACATCTTGGTCCAAAAGGCTCCATCAGACACTTTAGTTTATGTCCAACCTCGATATGGTTTTGCAGGCATTTCATTGGCATATTTGGCTAAAAAATATAACAAGAAGTTGGTGCTTTTTAGTCCAAGTCAAAAAGAGATTTCAGATCATCAAGCTATTTGTATTGAGCGTGGAGCAGATATGAAATTTAGACGTATCGCAGCAATGCCAAACTTAAATAAAATTGCAGCAGATTGGGCAGCAGATAACAATGCTTTCTTTATTCCATTGGGACTAAGACATGAATTGGTAACGGCTGCAGCGGTTAAAGTTGCATATGATCTTGCAGAGAAACATGGCTATCCAGAAGAGGTTTGGTCAGCAATGTCAACAGGAGTACTTTCACGTTCACTTCAAATTGCATGGCCAGATGCGGCATTTAATGGTGTTGCAGTGGCTCGTAATATTAAAGCTGGTGAAAGAGGTAGAGCTACTATGTGGTCTCATCCAAAACCATTTAACCAAGATGTTGATAAAGATTTTATTCCCCCGTTCCCATCAGCACTTAACTACGATGCAAAAGCTTGGGAATTTATGAAACGTCACGGTAATCCTGGAGCTTGGTTCTGGAATGTTGGCGGTGATCCAAAACCAGAAGATATGATGCTCAAAGAGAAAGTTGACTCAGAACGAGCTTGGGGAGAAATTAGAGACGTGGACGTGAAACAACTCATTACAAATTCATAAGATAATTATAAAGAATTAATATGGCAAACATAGATAACACATGCGCAGATCTTGATGTGAAGGACTATCACAGTGAAGCACAAGACACCTTTGGCTTGATTTTCAACAAGCAAAAAGAATTACAAGAGCGTTTAGGCTTTAACTTTGATGGTTGGACTATTAAAGAGATTGCTGATTTTTGGATGGTTAACAAGCATGCAATGAGCGATGAGCTTAATGAAATGTTCGATGCACTTGGTGGTATTGAAGATGGCATTGGCAACGCAGCTTGGAAATACTGGAAACAAGATAACGCTAAAGCAGCGAATATGACGATTGCTGATCTATCTGAATCAGATCGTTTAGAGCTTTTTTACGAGTGGATTGATGGTCTTCATTTTTATATGAACTTTGCCATCGCGATTGGTATGACTAGTAAAGACGTGGTTAATTTGTATATGGCAAAGAATGCCGAGAATCACGATCGCCAAGAAAGAGGTTACTAATCATATAAACGCTACGTAAATAATGCTATTAGACATTGAACAAACAGATAAGGAATTAATCGTCAGCTACTATGACACCGAAGGCAAAGTAGCGTTTAAAAGGTACCCAGTAAATAAGTTTGAAAATTGGGTAGTTGCTGAAGAAACAGATAGATGGAAGGATCAAAGATTTACAAATTGGGATGGTCGTCCTATTAAGCGATCTATTTCAAGAAGTTTTAATAAGTTTAGTCTTCTCTATTTCATGGACTCGTTGCCACAAAAAGATCAAGATGAGATCTTTGAGTTCAATATGCCTCGCACATACTTTGTTGATATTGAGACAGAGATCGTCGATGGCTTCCCAAAACCAGAAGAAGCTAAGTCACGCATTCTCTCGTTCTCTATTATTACACCTGAACGAAAGGCAATCGTATTAGGTCTTGAGGACATGAGCAGCGAACAGATCAAAAAGATTGAAGATGATACAAATAATCACTTCAAAGACTATGATCAAGATTGGGAATTTAGTTATTATAAATTTAAGGACGAGTATAACATGTTGTATACGTTCTTACATAAGTTTTTACCTAAGTTCCCAATGATGACGGGTTGGAATTTCATCAACTATGACTGGCAGTATATTGTTAATCGATGTAAAAGATTGCAAATTGATTTGACAGATGTTGCTATCACAGGATCACTTGATAAAAACGACTCTAGACCATTACACATGGGTATTCTTGACTATATGCAATTGTATGATAAGTATGATCGTTCGGTTGCAGTTAAAGAGTCAAATACTCTTGATTTTGTATCAAGTGCTGTACTTGATGTAGCCAAGATTAAATACACTGGTGGTCTACAAGAATTATACGAGAACAATTTTCAAAAATATATTTATTACAACGTTGTCGATTCATGCTTAGTTTATTACATTGATCAAAAGCTTAGATCAATGGAAGTACTATTAACTCTAGCAACTATTACTAGAATGCCTCTATACAAAGCCGCATCTCCTGTGGCAGTTACTGAAGCTCTAATTGCTAGAAAGTTAATTGAACAAAACAAGAAGATTGGCACCGAATGGAATAAAGAAGATGCAAAAAAGGATGGCAAATATGAAGGTGCATTTGTAAAGCAACCGATCGTAGGTTACTATTCAGGTGTTTCAGCATTTGACTTTGCATCACTATATCCATCTATAATGCGTCAATTTAATATTTCGCCAGATGCATTTATTGAAATTGTTCCCGAATCCAAAATCGCTGAGCGTCGTAAAGACGAAAATGTAATTGTTTGTGAAAATGGTGTTGTTTACCAAAAAGAAGATTCTATTCTTAAGAAAATTCTGAGTGATTTGTACTCACAACGTAAACAGTATAAACGAACATCATATGAATATTACGAAAAAGCACATGAAATTGAAAAAAAATTAGGCCGCTGATTTTGTAAAATCATAATAGTAGCGTGATATATAACCTTAAGCAGCGCTGCTATTATTTTTACTTAATTGGATTAAAACGGGTCTACCTAAAATAGACCTTTTTTGGTCTTAACACCGGTCTGTAAACACTTAAAAAAATAATAGTAAAATATGTCTTCACTTTTTAAAGAAAGAATAGAATACAAGCCATTTGAGTACCCTGAGTACTACCAAGAAGGATGGCTTCCACAAGCTCAAGCCTTTTGGCTCCATACAGAAATCTCAATGCAAGGTGACGTGAAAGATTGGCACGAAAACCTAATGCCTCATGAAAAAAATCTTGTAGGTAATATTCTTTTGGGCTTTGCTCAAACTGAGTGTGCTGTATCTGATTATTGGACTAACATGGTAACTGGTTGGTTCCCTAAGCATGAGATTAGACAAATGGCAATGATGTTCGGTTCACAAGAGACCATTCATGCTGTTGCATATTCATATCTAAATGAAACTTTAGGTCTTGAAGATTTTAAAGCGTTCTTACATGAACCTGCAATTGCAGAAAAGTTTGAACACTTAACTTCAACTGAAGCTAATTGGACTCACGAAGATTTATTAACTAATCCTAAAGCCAGAAAGCAAGTTGCTAGATCATTGGCTATTTTTAGTGCATTTGCAGAAGGTGTATCACTTTACTCGTCATTTGCGGTACTCTATTCATTCCAAATGAGAAACCTTCTTAAAGGTATTGGTCAGCAAATGAAATGGTCAGTTAGAGACGAATCACTACACTCAAAAATGGGATGTAGATTATTCCGTCACATGTGCCAAGAGTATCCAGAGCTTAAGGATGAGGTTCAGGACTCAGTTATTGAGGCTGCTCGAATGATGGTTGAAATGGAACACAAATTTATTGATAAAATGTTCGAGCAGGGCGATCTTGCAAATATGGAAGCTGAAAACTTAAAGCACTTTATTATTAAGAGAGCCAATGAAAAG